TTATGTTTGTTAGTTAGTGCATTCAGTAAAAGAACTGTTGTACCTTCTGCAGATTTAGTATATTCAATTGCAGGTTTCTCATTAGCCGCATTTGGATTTAGCACAATTGAAAAAGTAATGAACAAAAAAAATGATATATAATGGCACTAGAAATAGATAAAATAGTACAAGCAAGATTAGATGCTGATCAGTTTTTTGCTGAGGAAGCTAAGAAGACACAAATCTATCTGCATCATACAGCAGGTGGAGGCAATGCAGTAGCTGTATCAAGATTTTGGAATAGCAATGATACAAGAATAGCAACTGCATTTGTTATTGGTGAAAATGGGGACATTGTACAATGTTTCTCATCTAAGCACTGGGCTTGGCATTTAGGAATAGACGCTGAAGAATTTATTAAAATAGGAGCCAAATACCAAAACCTTAATAAGTGTTCTGTAGGTATAGAAGTATGTAACTGGGGCCCATTAAAACTCCGCAATGGTAAATTCTATAACTATGTAAATGGTGTAGTTAAACCTGAGAATGTTACTACATTAGAAACACCATTTAAAGGTACCAAATATTGGTATAAATATTCAGATGCACAGATACAGTCTTTAAAAGATTTAGTAGAATATTTATGTGAAAAATATGATATTCCTAAAACTTATAGATCAGAAATTTGGGCTATTGACAAAGAAGCATTCAAAGGAACACCTGGAATCTATACACACAACTCTGTAAGAAAAGACAAGAGTGATATGTATCCAGATCCTAAAGTAATAGAAATGTTAAAAAACCTATAATATGAAATTTAGAAACTCTTGGAAATCATCTATTAAACAATGGGATAAAATAATGGTAAGAATTAGAGTATCATCATTAGATCTATTTACATTTGAATTAGATATTTCTAGAAACTTTTATTTAATAACTATATTAAACTTAACAATAAAAAATCGGTAATCATGACAGATCCAACTAATCCAAAAGGAAAAAGAGTAGTAAAAAAAACAGACATAAAAAGTTCTGATAAAAAATCTACATCAGGAGTAGAAACTAAAACTGTATACAGAAAAGACAGAGTTACTCCAAAGAAAATTGTAAAAACGGAATACACAAATTACTATACACCAAAAGGTGGTGTGATAGGTGGTAGTACTGTAACAAATAAAGAAAAACAAAGATTTGACAGAAAAGGAAATTTAAAAAGTGTTACAACATTAACACCTGCCAAAAAAGGTGGTTCAGTTAAACCAATTAAAAAGATGGAATTTGGTGGTAATCCTGATCCAACTAGAGCAAGAAAATGTCCAAAAGGAAAATGCGGTAAAGTTTCATCTGCACCTGTTGGTGATGACAGTTATACTTTTGGTTCTAAACTAAAGTCTGGAATAAAAAAGTTATTTACTCAGAATCATAAAGCAGGACCAAGCAGAGCAAAAAGAATTAGATAATATTACTTAATCTTCTCTAAGTAATATGATCCAGGTACATACAGTGCCTGGATTTTTATTTAAACTTGTTTTATTTAAACTTATTTTATATATATTTGTGTAAACTAATATAAATTAATATCTTATGGAAACAACAAACCAACAACCAGAAATGGACATGACTCCAGAACAACTAGCAGAACAAAAAGAAAAAATGTTAGAGTTCTATAAAGAATCTATACCATATTTAACTGCTCAATTAGAGTATGAAAAAATGCTTTTACAAATTGATGAAGTTAGATTTAAAAGATCAAGCATTCAATATCAGTTTGCATCTATGATGGCGGGCCCTTCAGAAGAAGATGATCAAGAAGAAGAATCTACTGAACCAGTTAAATCTGAGGGAAGAAAGCTTAAAAGAGGTTAGTCATGGCTTTAGTAAATCAAGTACAGAAGCGTGTAAAAATGCCTAAGTGGGATATTGTGAAGTTTCAGATTCTCACACACTGCTACATTAAGAGAATTAATCTTAGTGATTCAGATCTTAATTGCTTGACTTTACTAAGTTTTAATGAACCAATAGAATTAACAGATTTTTGTTATGATGCATCTTCTGAGGAAGAACCAATATTTAAATCTCCACAAACTGTAAGAAACAGTATTAATAAAGCTGAAAAAAATAGTTTAGTGATAAAAGATGCATCTAACAAAAAGTTAATTAAATTAAATCCTAATTTAAAAATACAGACAGAAGGAACTATTCTTTTAGATTATAAATTTTTAGGAGATGAATCCAAGAAAGCCTAAAAGAATTTATGAAATAGTTTCAGAAGACCTGAATATTAAAAAGGATTTAGTAGAAGACTTAGTAGAGTTTTATTATAAAGATGTAAGAAGATTGCTTACTGATCTTGAATATCCAAGAATAAATGTGGATGGTCTGGGTCAGTTTATTGCAAAACCAAAAACAGTTACTAATGCAATTGAAAGAATTGATAAAGCATTACAACAACATGACACATCTACTTTTAAAGCTTATCATAATAAAAAAGCAATAGAACATAAATTAGATTTATTACTCAAGTTAAACTTAAAATTATTAGAACAAAGTAATAAAAAACAAGAATTTTTTAAAACCAAAAAAGATGAAAAACGTACTTAATCTTATCTGGCAAAATAGATCTCAAATATTTGAAGGAATTAAAAATTCAGTTATTAGAGATGAGACAGTAGAAGAAATCTCTAGACTTAGATATGACATTTGTGATGAGTGTCCTAGCAAAGGTAAAAAGTGCGCAGTAAAAGGAACATCTCCTTGCTGCAATGAATGTGGCTGCTCACTATCATTTAAAACTAGATCCTTATCATCAGATTGTCCTCTTGGTAAATGGCAAGCTATTATAACTGAAGAACAAGAAGAAGAATTAGAAAAACTATGAGTATAGTATTTAATGCCAAAGATCATAGCTATAAAAGCAATGATGGGTCAGAGATTAATTGGATAAGTGTAACTACTTTGGTATCACATTTTAAGATACCATTTGATGCTGAAAAAGTAGCAAAGAAGGTTTGTAAAAATAAAAGGTCTAAGTGGTATGGTTACACTCCAAAAGAAATTGTAACTATTTGGAATGCTGAATCAGAAAGAGCAATGTCTCTTGGAACCTTTTATCATAATCAAAGAGAAGCTGACTTGTGTTCTTTAGCTTCAATAGAAAGAGAAGGTGTAACTGTACCTGTATTTAAACCAACAGATTTAAATGATGGTATTAAAATTGCACCTTCACAAAAACTAGAACCAGGCGTGTATCCAGAGCATATGGTTTATCTTAAATCAGCAGGCATCTGTGGTCAGTCAGATCTCGTAGAAGTTGTTAATGGTAAAGTAAATATTATTGACTATAAAACTAATAAAGAGATAAAGACTGAATCTTATAAAGATTGGGAGGGAGTATCTGAAAAAATGCTCTCTCCTGTATCTAGTTTAGATGATTGTAATTTTAATCACTATAGTCTGCAGTTAAGTATCTATATGTACATGATACTAAAGCATAATCCTAAATTACAACCAGGGAAAATGTTTATCCATCATATAGTATTTGAAACAGAAGGAACAGATAGATATGGTTATCCTCTTACTAGTTATGATGATAACGGAGATCCAATAGTTAAGGATGTAGTGCAGATGGAAATTCCTTATTTAAAAGATGAGGTAATTGCAATTATGCACTACTTACATGATAACAGAGATAAAATTAAAAAGAAATGATAGTAAAGCTATTTGATATACAGAATGGTAAAGTAATTCCTACAGAACATTGCTATACCCTAAAGGCTCTCAAAGTAGTTATGGATAATTATCCTGATAACTATATCAAGATATACCAGTACTTGTTTTATATGACTTGTCCTAATCCAGATTTAAATCCATTCTTTTATACTCCGGATTTAGATAAAGAGTCTTTAATTCTAGATCAAATAGAAGCAGACTTCTCTACTGAAGATGAAGATATATTCATAGCACTGCAGTTCTGCCAGAGAATGTATGAAACTCCTACATCCAGAGCATATAAAGGAATTGCATCTATGTTAGATAGATTAGGTAGATATATGGAAACTACACCTATCACACACGGGCGTGATGGTAATATTACAGCCTTAGTTAATGCTGCTAAAAACTATGAGGCAATTAGAGCATCATTTAAAGGTGCGTATAAAGATCTACAAGAAGAACAATCTAGTAGAGTAAGAGGTGGTATAGGAATGGCATATGATCAATAATGGAAATATTTGAAAATATACCAACCTATGATAATGGAACTTGGACTGTTACAGACTTTTCTTCAAGAGAAGAGTTTGCCAAGTTTTTAAGAGATTTATTTAAAGAACCAGGTAAATATAACTTTGATGAAACTAGTTTATTATTTAATTCTGAATCAAGAAAGTTCAGAGCAAATGGATATTACTGCGACTCTCCATTTAAATCCAAAGATTTTATCAATTACTGGGATGAACAAAAACTCAGATGTAGGAGAGGAGTTATCTACAAATCAGGAGACAACACTTGGTACCTTACTAGAGACTACTACATGTGGCTTAACTTCCTACCAATATTTGATAAGGAACAACAAATTTTTGACTTTGCCAAAATACGGGATGCACAGTATCACATGGCCATCTATGAGTTATTGGCAGAACTCAACTATAAGCATGTAGCTATTCTTAAAAAACGTCAGATAGCTTCTTCTTACTTTCATATGGCTAAGCTATTAAATCAAATCTGGTTTGAATCTGGGGTTACATTAAAGATAGGAGCAAGTCTTAAAGACTATATAAATGAGAAAGGCTCTTGGAAATTCTTAGATGAATATGCTGCATTTTTAAATGAGCACACTGCATGGTATAGACCAATGACCCCACACAAAGTAATGATGTGGCAACAGAAGATAGAAGTAAGGAAGGGTGATAGAAAGA